GGCGGCCGGGCTGATGCAGAAATAAAAGCAACTACTGATAAAAAAACGAAGTCAAAGATTGAGGCACTCAAAGCAGAGTATGAAAAAGAAAGGAAGATGCTGGAAACTCTCCTTAGTGATAAGTTGATCAGTGAAAAAGAGTTTAATGAAAATGCATTAACTCTTGATAAAAATTACAGGGATAAAAAACTATTGTTGACTGTCCAAAAGAATAAAGAAGAGGAAGAAAAGCGAATCGGCTTTAATAAAGATTTGGCTAAAAGTACCTCCGAAGCAAACGACAGGCTATTTGAGATTGAAAAAGTAGCTGCGGAAAGACGTTTGAATATAGCTATAGCCACTGCGGAAAGAATAAAGAACGCAATAGACGATGACCCGAAGGCAACAAACTTACAGAGAATTCAGGCAGAGATTGACCTCCTGAATAAAAGAAAGGATATTCAGGTTGCATACAATACAGAGATGGATGCGTTGGAAAAAAAGTTTGGAAAGAAGTCGGAAGAAAATGAGCAGGCCAGGGCAGATGCCATTTATGATATCGACAGGGAACTCAGGCGTAAAAGGTACGAGCAGGCCGTTGAAACTTATAATGAGCAGCTAAGACTACAACAAGAGGCAGCAGATAAGTTCAGGAACGATGCTGAAACGAGAGCAGCTCAGCGGACTATTGATGTACTCAATAGTGAATTAACGGCACGGCAAAAGGCTATTGAAATAAAGAAAATTCAGCTTGCTGAAACAAAGGAGATCCTGGCAGGTGAGGTAGCTGCCGCAAAGATTGCATTGGAAGCTAAAGAAAAGGCATTGAAGGATGGACTTGCAACAGAGATTGAAGTATCAGAAGCAAAGAAGAGATTAAAGCAGGCTGAATTGGCCTATACTCAATTTGCAGCAAATCAGGAGCTATCTTATTTGCAAAAATTAAAGCAGGGGTTCAAGGATATATTGAATAATCTGACTGGTTTTTTTAAGGGCATAAAAGCATCACAGGAAGAGATTGGTTCAGCAATTGCAGCAGCTACCGAAAGCATTAAACAAGCAATCAGTGAGGCTAAGCAGGCGTTTTTTGATAACAAACGTCAAGAGGTTGATGATGCCAAGCAGGCAGCACTTGAAAGGTTGGATATTGAGCAGGCGCAATTAGAATCATTTGCACAATCGGAAGCAGAAAAAGAAAGCATACGTCGCCAGTTTGAAGCAAAAAGGAAAGAAGCCGAAAAGCAGGCAGGTGAAGAAAAGAAAAAAATTGCCTTGCAACAACTGACATTGGATTCTGCAGTAGCTGTTGTAAAAACATTGGCCGCTTATCCATTTCCATTCTCTCTTATCCCTGTTGCTGGTTTGGGTATACTGTATGCCATACAAAGAAGTATTGTTAAGAATACGAAATTTGCCCGTGGTGGTATGCCACGAAATGGCGGTGATATAGTTGGTCCTTCTCATGCCGAAGGCGGTGTGCCATTCAACTATGAGGCCGAAGGTGAAGAGTTGGCTATAGTTAATAAAAGATCAGCAAAGTCAAATCAGAAACTTTCAGTGACTGGCACTCCCAGGCAGATAGCATCGGCTATTAATGAATGGGGTGGCGGTGTACGTTTTGCCAGTGGCGCCGCTATCCGCAAACTGGAGTATGGAGGTAATCTTGGTTCAAATCTCCGGCCACCTGTTAATCCATCTTCATTTCTGTCGCCCGGTAACAGTAATTCCGGAACTGATGCAATGAATAATGTACTTGCAATGGTGGCTACAGTTGCCGGAAGTGTTGCGGCTACTAATGACCGTATTGACAAACTGAAAGTCGTTGTTGTTGCCAAGGAAGTAGATGCACAAAATACAAAGGATAAAAAAGCTGCTGAAATAGGAACACTTTAATTATGCCATTAACATTCGCACAACTTAAACAGGCCATTATTGACAACACAAAGCCAAGGGAGCTTTGTGAGTTCATTCAGGACACACTCATTTCTGTTAACGAAAATGAGTTGATTGATTCCGGGTTGGGTATAGCAACATGGGTGTATTGCAATGGTGTAGTTGATGATGCTTTATTAGCCGAATTCAATCAGGCTAATCTGAATGCAAAGGGGGTTTATTCATCAGGTATAACGGTATTGAATGACCCGGCTATTGATATTTTTGTGATGGCTGGTGCTACTGTAACTGTAAATCTTACAGGAAATTCAAGAAGGAAGATTGCTGTAATGGGTGCCGGAGTATTGTCAGTTAATCTTTCTGATAATGCCTATGCCGAAATAAAAGCATACGGGCAGGCAGAATTGAATGTTAATGCTGACAACAATTCAATTGCACAGATTGAATACAACGATCAGACAACAGGAGACGTGATTGCCAATGACACTACTATCCTTCATACAATAGTACGGGGTAGTTCAAATACTTTCTACACTGGAAACAACTCTTCTTTTTCTCTGATTAAAGGATTCTCACAAGCTGTTTGCAACATAACCCAAAACGATACTTCTGTATTTGATATTCGCCCCTATAATAATTCAAACTTAATCATACCTCCACCATGATGGAAAAGAACCTGGATAGATATTATACAGAACTGGACAAAGAACTACAGCAACTGGCATTGGTAGATTGGCCGACTTTTGTTGAGCTGATAGGCCATGATGCTGTCCTGTCGGCTAAGATTTGTATGCTAAAAAGCCGTGGTTTATCTCTCAACCAGATTGGTAATCGCCTATCAGTTACCCGGCGTGTGGCACAGGTTCGTTGTGAGAAATGTACCGCTATTGGTTACACTTTAGTTAAAATAACTTGATTTCAGTTATTTTAAATTTCAATTTTGGGGCTGTATATGAAACAGACCCTTTCACTTTTCAATTACTCATTCAGGAATCAGGACGATTCAACCGTTGATATCAATATTGACGGGTATATCGTTGATGCTCCCACTCAGGAGTTGCTGAAGGAGTTTTGGGGTGACGAAACATCAGTTTCTTTTAAATCCCTTCGTAACCAGATTGAAAAAGCGAATCCTAAGACCATAAACCTTTTTGTTAATTCAGGAGGTGGTCATGTGGGTGATGCAATGGCAATGCATGATTACTTGGTTGATCTGGAAAACAAAGGAATTACTGTTAACAGAGTAGGCCGTGGTATTGTGGCCAGTGCTGCCACCTATCTGGTAGTTGGTAAAAATTCCAGCATGACAGAGAATAGCTGGTTTATGGTTCACAATGTACAAGGCGGTATTTGGGGAGATGTGGTGGTAATTGAGAACTATGCCAAAACAATGCGCAAGTTCAACAATGCCATCCGTGACTTCTATGCCAATGTAAGCGGACAGGAGCCGGAACAGGTATCCGCCTTGATGAATAAAGAAACCTGGATGACAGCCAAAGAGGCCAAAGAAAAAGGGTTCATCAAAAACGTAACTGGTTCTCAAAATTTTTCAAACTCAATAAAGCCTGAGCATTGGCCGTATCAGAATACTGCCGTACTCAATGCATACAATTCGTTCACATCAAACAACTCAAATATGGACCTGAAAAAAATAGGCGAAACAATTGAAAACGCCGTGAATACCGCTTTTGATTCCCTGTTAAACAAACTTGGAATCAAGAAAGAAGACAATGCCGCTGCTGAAAATGCAGGCAAAGAGTTTGCCAACGCTGTTACCAATGCAATCACTGAGTCACTGAAAGGTGTGGGAGATGGTGTTGATGAAAAAATAAAAAATGCCGTTGCTGATGCTTTGAAGGAAACGCCAGAGGCATTTAAAAACACTGTTACTGAAGCATTGAAAAACTGTGTTTCAAAAGATGATCTGAAAAACTCTTTGGACGGATTGAAGGATGCCATTGTAAACAAACTGGGCAATCCCGGTAACAACGAAAAGAAACCAAAGAATGAAAAAACAGGTCCACGCAACCGGTTTTCAAACGTGGAATGGTTCCCTGAAAACAATTAATCACTTCAAAATTCTTTCACATGAAAGCAATAGATAATTCAAACGTACTTGACTACACACAAAAAGCCCCCGGCCTGGGTGTGGCAGCTTCCGTGGCATTTGCGTATAACAGCGGAACAAATGAGTTGACAATAACTGATAACTCAACCTACCCTGCCGGTGACAGCCGCAAAGCTGTAAACATTACAGTGTTTGACAGATTCGGCAATAAGAAGATAGCTGCCATTGGTGTAGCTCCCAACAACGTAGTAATAAGCCTTGCCGCCGGTATCAATAAAACGGAAGGCTTATACATCATTGCAACAGTTGTATCTGCTAAGAACGGCCAGCGGGACGGCAGTGTGCATGATGTAACAACACTCAAAACGTCCGGTAATCTGGACATGGAAAAATAATCACTAACCTTTTTAAATTTTTATACGATGCCCGAATTAATACCATTCAGAGTTGAGCCGAAAGCCTTCCATGAGCTTATTGTAATGCCTCAGTTTGGCGATGTACTGGATTCAGAAACCGGCCAGGTTACCATTCCTTCCAATGAGGAAGGAGATTGGCAGATATTGGATGATGTAGTTTACCAACGCCCGATCATGGACTTGTTTGGCGGCCAAAATGTCCTGAAGCGCAGGGATGCAACTTGTAAACTGATTTACTCACCTGTTGCCCGTTTGGGCGCAAGGTATATCACTACTGAAAAACTGTACGCAGCAGTAGAAGATTGCCAGGAAGAGTTCTATCAGGGTGCATTCTCTGATTACGAGCAGCAAAATTTTGACATATTCGGTGAAAGGGTTATGCCAACACTGGAAAAAGGTGTTGCAACTGACCTGTACACCAATAAATATTTCGGTGATGTAAGCCGTGCATCAGATGTAAATGGCATCTGGAGCTGGAATAAGTTTGACGGTGTATTCACATGGATAGCCCGTTACATTGCTGATGGCACCATCCCTGCCGGTCAAACATTTGTATTAACCGATGGCACCATCACACCAACACAGGCTTACGATGCATTAGCTGAAGCATTTGGCAGGCAAGATGGCATTATGAAATTCTTTGATAAGAGTATGAAAGTGTTCTATGTCAATGATGATCTGGCAGATGCATATCATGAATGGCTAATTGGTGCAGGCCATACAGTAATGGCGGACCGTATGAGCGGAAAGCCTATCCTTTACTTCAAAGGGATTTTGGTTAAGCCTAAAAAATGGGATGGTGTTCTGGCTGCCCTAAATGGCGGTGTAGATGCCCATGCCGTTATTCTGACCCTGCAGGGCAACTTCCTGTATGGAGCCGACAGTAAATATGGAGGTGGCCCACGCAGAAACGAAGCTGTAAGGATTTGGTGGAGTGATGATGATAATGTGTGGAAACGTCAGATCCATTTGAAAGCCGGTACACAGATAGCTGCACCCCAGCACCTGGTAATCGGACTGACAGCATTTTAATTAACTCATTAAATTTTAAACCATGTTAGGTTGTAATGTAAGAGGATATACAAGGACTTGCTCCACTGTCGTAGGTGGAGCAGATATCTTGCTCGTTGGTGATGCCAATGACTTTGATTTTACCGAAGGTGCGCCAGATGTAAATGGCGATGCCACTGGTTATGCATCTGTAGCCAGACGTGCGGGTGCTACGGCATTAGGTGGTGCCTATTTCTATGACATCAATTCACTGGAAGATTCAATTCTTGTGGATATATCTCAAAGCAATCCGGAAGGGACTTCTTCAGAGTGGGCGTACGAGATCAAGGCAAAGATGGCACAGATGAGTCAGGCCATGACCAACTTCAATAAGAAGATTGATGCGGCGGCTTCCTGCTGCCAGCTCGTATTCATCTGGAGAAATAACGATGGGAAAATATTCGTTGCGGGTGAAAAGTATGTGAATAGCGTACTGATTCCGAAGTTCAAACTTCGTCAGGACGGCTCTAAGCAAACTACCGGACAAAAGTTTTCTTCTTTCAACGGACAGGACCTGGTAATCAAAGGTGCTTATTCCCGCTCAGCTTATGAGTTTACTGGCGGTTTTGCTGCCATTCAGGGATTCATGCCATAAAAAACTGATGTATGCCAATTAAATTAAAAAATGAGAATGCCGATGTTGTTATCGGCTTCAACAATAGCTCAAAGCCGTTAGGCCAACGCAAGGACCTTCATTTATTACTTGAGGGCGCTGTAGCTCACAACAACAGAAATATCCTTGACCTGTTTGAAGAAGTTCCTACCATGGAAGAGATAAAAAACATCAAGGGGCAAAAATTTGAGAAAGACAAACCATCCAAGTTAGTAATCAATGCTTGATAATAAACCAAAACAGAATGTTGAGGTTAAACTTACTATCAGAAATGAAATCAAGTTAGACCCTAAAAACCCCATACCAATTCAGTATGCGGGTAACAGCTTTAGTATTGTCAAGGGCAAAAAGTATATCCCGTTTTTGGGCAGAAAAGATAATCTGCCCAATCTTCTTTTAGAAGCCCGCCTCACATCTACCACCCAAAATGCCTGTATCACTTCAATCGCACAAAGCGTAATCGGTAAAGGATTATCGTTTGTTGATCTGGAGAATCCCGATAAAAGCCTGCTGGCATGGATGCAAACTGTCAATAACAAAGAGCAATCATTCGATGAAGTGCTGCTTAATATAATTGACGGTGAACGTACTCATGGCAATCAGTTTATTGAGATTGTAAGAGGTGATTTTGCCGGAAAAAAGTTTGTGAAGATATACCTGCACTCAACGCTGCATTGCCGTTTAGAGGAAGAGGATGTGACTACAGGGTATCCTATGGCCGTGTTGGTGTCAAAATCGTTTGCCAAAAACGGGATTGTTGATCTGAATAAAGCAGTAAGAAAAATACCACTATGGTCTGCCAATGAACTTGACCAAAAAAAGGTGTGGGTAAAAAACTCTGACGGCACCGAAAGTACGGCCATTCATTTCAAAAATGATTTGAGTGGTATTGAACATTACGGACTGCCGGCCTCCATATCCGGGCTACGTTACCAGGTACTGGAGGGAAAATCTGCACAGTACAATATTGACAACTTTGAAAATAACATGGTCCTTGGTGGGATGCTGATATTCAAATCATCAATGACACAGGAAGAGGCGAATCGGAATGCAAAAGAGATCCTTCTTTCCCATGTAGGTGATGGTAAGACTGGCCGTATAGCTGTCCTTTCTTCTGAAACAGGATTAGATGATGTTGACTGGAAGCCTTACGATACGCAAAAAGAAGGCAGTTATATTGAACTGGACAAAAGAATTGAGGAAAAAATTATTGCTGCAAATGGCTGGGATAGTACCCTGGCAGGTATAAACAGAGATAGTTCCCTTGGTAATGGCAGTTCATATATCAGATCAATTTTTGATGTTAAAGAATCATCGCTTCTTAAACCACTCCGTAAGAGACTTATTGATAAAGTGGTGATGCCTGTAATGAAAATTTACAGTGCATGGTATGGAGTGAAAGAGGTGGCCGGGTATCAATTCACTATTCATTCTGATATGCCTTTCAGCTTCCTTGGTGATCTGAAGCCGGAAGACTTCATGAAAGTGAATGAAGCCAGGGAGCTGGCAAGACTGGAGCCGGATGAAAAAAACGGCGATAAGTATTTATCTGAAATGAAAGCAAAAAGTAAAACTGATGTACAGGGTCAACCTACTTCCACGGAAGGTGCTAATAACAAGTGACGAGGTTATTCAGCTGGGACCGGTTGAAGGTACAGTTGACCCACGCAACCTAATATTGGCTATTCAGATAGCTGAAGAACGCTTTATTAAAAAAGCTATCTGCAAGGCAATGTACTATGAGTTCCGTGACCAAAAGAATGTAGAGGTAACGGCAATTAATAAAGCATATCTGGAAGGACTGATAAATACTGGTAATAGCGGTGATCTGGTGGTGCTTTCAGAAGGACAATTGGTAAATGCAATTGAGTTCGTAACCGATGACTGGTATAAGCAACTATGGTATGAACATCTTTGGAAACTGGTAGCTGAGTGTGTGGTCTATGTAGCAACACCTACCAATTACCTGCGGTATTCATCTGCCGGTGAAATGCAGAATAATCCTAAGACAATTACCAATGAAGGACAGGGAGCGGTAAGTGCAGAAAGCAAAGACGTAAAGTGGAAGATGGACAAGTTGCTGATGGACAGGATTGACCCGCTAATTGAATCAATGCATGAATGGATATGCGATAACAAAGAACACTTTCCACTTTATGATTGCAAAGAGTGTGGATGTGGTGAAAAAAATGGAGTGAGTTACAAAAGAAAGACTGCCTGGGTTAATCCCTATGCAGATGAAACAAAACCTGAATGCTGTGATTAAAAATTTTATTGAATGTATTTTGAAAATGCCATAGCACCATGCGGAACTTGCGGAGTTAGCTGTCTGATGAGAACATTTACAGACAGAATCACTCCATCATATCCGGTTGGCGTATTCAATATAGAAGGTGAATATTTGGGTATCGCTGAAAGTCCTTATGAGTATATCACACTCTGGAATGATGACCCGGTTAATCAATTAAGGGGTACACTAAAACAAGGCAGCTATGATTTTGAGTTTAAGTTTGTCGCCAATCCGGGAGAAGAGCCATTATATTCAGTTAATGGTTTAAGGTTTTGGCAAGTAGAGGCAACAACAGTAGCAGGCCTGTTGGTTAATGGTGATGATAAGATTGAAATTGATGGAGCAATTACAAATGGAAGCGACTATCCGGCCATAAGCAACTGGCAAACATTCGATACTTATAATGGTTTGCAATTATATGCTATTCGGCCTGATGTATACGGCCGAGTAGCAAAAATTGATCTTGTCGGGACAAAAACAATCCGTGTATTTCATAATGAATCAGGTTATTTTGCCGGTTTAATAACTGGACCTGCATCTTATGTCGAATGCAGCCCAGCCGTTAATGCTGGTATTCAAAACGCAATCAACAAAAACTTATCAGGCAACTTCCCAAGAGATACAGAGGTAATCATCATATGCTCAATAGATGGATATATCACTGACAATCTATCTCCGGACAATATCAATATGCAGGAGTTGACCAACCTGAAAGCAGCTGGATTCTTTTTATCAAGATATGGCAAGGCTAATGTATCTGGAGCTGAATACAATTATGATGCTTGGATGGATGCAGTTCCAGATAAAAACAGTTTGATTTCATTTTATGGATGGCAGCAAAGTGGCGCTGTTGGCGGAAGTTGCGGAGATAGCGTTGATTTAACCAGGTTCCCAAATCTGAAATATATCTCTTTCGGAGTGTCATCCTATCCGTTTACGATGACACTTGACTTCCCAAAGTTCACAGAGCTATTGCAGGTAACACATACTCAATTTGCTTACAACCCAACTACTTCTGCCGATGTGGATGCTATGATCATTCAATTAGCAACTAATCTTAATGGAATCATTCCAACGGGTTTAAGAACTATACGAATACAATTTTTTTCATCACTATATACAGCCGCAAGTGCATCTGCCAGAGCATACTTGCAAGGACAAGGCTGGATAATCAGTTAAATATTTTATCAATGAAATACTTTATATCAAAAACAGGGGGGGTAATTCAAACCGATTCAGTTCGCAAAACAATTACAACGATTACCGGCAACTCAAAAAACCTGCTCGTATCAATTCAACATGAGGAGGATGTGATACCATTTGAGCAACAGTTTGAACAAATGGGGCTGGTAGTAACAGATCCTCAATTAGTTCATGATTTCACAAATGCCATTACAGCCTTTCTGAAGGGTGAATGTGGATTTGATGTATTTCAGGATAAAATAAACAGCTTTCATATTGAAGACAATCTTTTTAATCAATAAAAACTAAAACACATGAAAAAGTTTCTTTTGTTATCAATCATTGCAACCTGCATCTCATTAGTGTTATTATCCTGTGGTAATTCACCTTCAGCAAGCCCTGACAAGATCATTACCGAAAACGGAGTTGAAAAAGTAGTAATCTCCCCTACATGGGGACAGGCATTTCATTACGCCAACGAAGCCGGACAACGAGGGTGGACGATATTCGGAATAATACTGATTGTAATTGCCGCTGTAGTCGTATACCTCGCCAAAACAGACCGGCTTTTATTCCTTGGAGATAAAGGTGGAGTAGCTGTAAACATTGGCCTGTTTGTACTGCTTGCTTCAGCTATGGCATCTATTGGCTCAAAGCCCGGAAGTGTCAAATGGAACAACGATAAGATAGTTGATAAGGCACATTATGAAAAGGTTGGTGCAAAACATCTGTGGGATAGTTTGGAAAACA